ATGCATAGGGGGGGTGTATCCTACGAAGCCCCCCCCTCCCTACCTAACATTAGTTTTAGATTTATGTTTGTTCAATAACTTCTTTCTCAACTTTAAGATAAATTCCTAAAACATTCTCTTCAACGATCTCATCAATTGCATCTTCTATTGCCTGGTCCTGGTCAGCTTCACTAAATTGATCTGAATCTTTCAGGATCCTAGCAAGGAAGGCGCTTGTATGATAACCGGATGTAACATCATAAGTGTACCAGGCGGGGAAGTCATCAAAAGGAGAGAAGGGGTTATCAATTGTTGTTAACATTACTTGTCTCATCTTCTCTCCTTTCAATCACTACTAACTGTAGCTTTGTCCAATGTACTTACTGACACACCAAGTTGTTGAGCTACTTGTGCTCTAGTGTAACCAAGAGCAAGCATGTCAGTAGCTCTCTTAGTCATACTAGATGACATAAGTATGTCTGTCTTAGGTGTTGCTAACTTACGAATTGTATCAATGTCTGCATGTGTAAGGATCTGGGATAGTTTTGATTCACTGATGGCGCCGGCTTGAATAGCATCCCATTCTGATTGAGTGATGTCTATTCTTTTAGCATCGGCCTGTGTTCTTCTACGCATCTCCTCAATAGCCTGTCTTTTAATCTTCTTAAGTGTAGCCTCATCCATGTTAGGATTAGCATTACGCTTGTCCTTAACCAGAGCACCTGCTAGGATGTTGGCTTGTCTTTCAAGGGGGCGGTTCCTAATAGCCAGGTTTAGTTTAGCATTGAGGGATTCAACTTCTTTTGCATACGTTTGTTTAGAGGAGGGGTTTACTTTTGTAGTGGGGGTTTTAACTGCATCAAGACGGGCGGTATTAGCTAGAGCCTTAAGTTTATTAGAATGATTACCATACAACACTTCCATAGGGGTACCTGATGAAAGAGTATGTGCATCCTTTGTAAGCGCTAGCTTAGAGATCTTTGTTACAAGTGGTTTCCCTGTCTTATAACTTACCTTACCACTAGGAGTAAACTCTAACTCACCAGTCTCTCTATTAATTGGCCCACCTAGAGAGGCCTTCCTTGGTTCCCTATGGGGGATACGAACTTCAGACTTACGTCGAGAGATAAGCGTTGATGCGCCTAGCCCACCTTCTGGTTGTTGCTGATACTTTTGCTTAAGCTTCTTAATTCCATTATCATTATAAGATTGTTTGTGATTAAGGTTATGTTTCTCAGCATCAATAACTACCATCGAATGTCTAAGAGCAGCAGCCTTCTCATCTAGAGAAGCACCTCTAAGAGACATGTCAGTAATAAGATTCGAAATTTTACCCATCTCTGTTTGCGTATTACGCATCGGCTCCATACCCTCATATGCTGGGTACGATGCACGAGGATCAAAGTTCTTCAACGCATCTAAAGCTGGGGATGTTGTAACTCTATTTGAATTATTAGGAATTACAAGAACAGTGTCGCCATCGAAGTCTGCGCCTGACAACCATTGCGCTACACTGTGATGAATTCCAACAACATCTTTTGAATCACCAAGAAGCTTTCTTCCTTCTGCATTTCTGTTGTTAACAATAAGTTCTGGGATTTCAAATGTACCACCATGTGGATGACGAACTAGAACAACTCGCTCACCATCATTATAATTGGGGGCATAGATTTGACCAGGCTTAACTGTAGCGAGAGGAAGAATAACATGAATCCCTTGGCGTGGGAGAGCCGCTGCTTGAAGATGAACTGCGGCCGAGTCAGTAGAATCAGCAAAAGCTAAGAGCATCTTCTTACGAACTGTCGGATTAGTAAGCCTCATGATAGCTTCATAATCATTCTGACGACGCTCATAAGTCATGTCAAGTTGTGCTTTAGCAAGCTCTCTACTCTGCTTAGACAACATCTGTGACGATAGATTTCTAGACCATTCGGCCCATCTTCCCTCTTCATTAACAATATTCATAGCAGATACTACACGCTCATCAGACTTACCTGGATTCTCCACAATTTGACGACGAATATAAGATTTAAATGGATTATCAGGATCATCTTCAATCTTCTTCATAGCATCAAGTTTATGACCAGTATCAGTCTTACTGGTATTAAATTGAAGATCTACACCATCAGGAAGATCATCTTTAAGTACTGCCATACCCTTAAGATAATGTGTATCTGAAACCGCGATTCGAACTTGAGAATACTTCTTTCCTCCAAGAGAAAGATCATCTACGCCTGGCCGAACATAAATAACTCCATCAGCCTTAGCGCCACCTTCAGGCCCATAAACAACTTGAATACGCTTTGGATCCACTTGGATGGGGGGATGAATTCCATAATTAGTTCTACCATGATCATCAGAGAACTTTGTAATTTGTTGAATATTATCCCTATTCCTTTGAACTTCTCCCCATGTTGTACCTGGAGGACAAAGAACCTTCATGTTAGTATCACGACCACTTAAGACTTGCGGAACCTTCACATTATGAACTGTATATCCTTCATCCTTAAGTGACGCCACAGCATTATTAAGCATTGTGGAACTAACACCAATATGATTCTCTACACCACTACCAATATCAATGAATGTCTTTTCAGCTACTTGTTCTTTAAGCATAGACGTTGTGGTTTGCATAATAGTAGCTTTATCCTTAGCACCAGGAGCAAGCCATGATCTAACTGTTGCTTCAGGAGCACCCATTCGAGTTGCAATACTATTAGTTGAATATCCTTTATCCTTCAACCGTTGTGCCTCTGCAATATTAGCTGCTTTAAGTGCATTCTTTACATTAGACATCTTAGCCCTGAAATCAGTTGTAGACATTCCCATGCCTTGAGCAATTTGAGTATCCTTTTGGCCCTTAGACCTTAGATCATTAACATAATCAACCCATGAAAGATTACGCATATTCTCAGTGTAAGAAGTATCTGCATTACCACCAGAACCCCAAGGGTATCTACCTGAATGACGGGGTGTACCATAATGCAACAAATATACTTCTTCATCAAGCTCCACAACTCACCCCCTTAGAATAGATCAGAAGTCTTCATTACTTCGATTTGCTGATCGAACTCTACGATCTTATCCATAATACCTAAAATGGTTTCAGGATATGGTTCAAATACTCGAATCTCATCTCTTTGATAAATTCGAAGTTCGATCTCAATATCGAAAGGGCTAACGCTATACTCTAAACAAAACAGGGCTGCATAAATTTCGAGTTGGTGTTCTGAGGTAGGAGTTATTCCAGTTTTCAAATCATGAATTCTCAACTTATTACGACGGAAACAAATAGTATCCGCAGAACCAAAACAATTTGGAGAATAATATAACGGTTGATCACAAACCATACGATACCCAATAGCATCATTGACATATGTGGATAACGCTTTGTTTCCTCTTGCTAGCTTTATCCCTAAACGAATTGCTTCATGAGCTAAGGCATGAAGGTCTGTTCCTCGCCTCGCTGCAGTAGCAGCAACATAACGAGCCTCAAGCTTCTGATCAGAATAGTTAAGCCAATGATAAGCGCTTGGACTAAGAAATGCGTGACGGCCTGTCAAATCCGAATGCGCGTTGAAGATCATCCAACACATCCCTCTCATTTTCCGGATTAATAAATGAGGCGAATGACATTTCATCAAGCAAACCAATGTAATGTTCTTGGTTAGGTTGAAAACTTGAATCGCCGGTAAGCTTGACTTCGAGCATAGCCCAAGTGGGTCCAAACAAAATTAGAATGTCTGGAACACCTTGCAGATATGATGGATCATTCTTTAGAATAACACAACCAGGTAGAAGATTTCTAAGCTTTCCAATGAGTTTTCGCTGGTATTCGGCCTCATTCATGCTGTGACCTCGCAAAAGAGAGTAGGAATGTAAGAGATACTCTTCCTATTCATTACAATCGATGTTTTTTTTACAGGTTTATATATTATTACATTACATGTATAAATAATTGACCTGTAGGGAAGACAACGGTTTCATTATAGATGGAAGTTAGAATATCCACACAGAGTAATCCATTCATAATAGCTGCTTGAACCACTGAATTATACTGTGTTTGACTAACCACATCAATAACTGGGAAGGATGTATACCATGGTGGATCGATACTAAATTGATGCTTATACCTCCAAGCGAACCAACGAGGTCTCCATACGATATTGTCAGCCCTCATATTGTAGACATCGCAATCCAAGATGATAGGGGTATCAAATTGATCTGATTCACCAGGAACGAATGTTCTAGCCACCATACACTTGACTGAATATCTTGTTTGGTGCCCATCTCTGACTAACCCTACGCTTAACTCTCCTTGTGTGTTGGGGGTTAGGATCATATCTCTTCCGGTACGATGGTTGATTATCCTACCATAGTTAGTAACGGAATAATTAGGATAATCCTCTATTGGTCTCTCGATTTCTCTCATTTTATCCTTTCAGATAATATATAAACAATTCCGGCGTTTTTCGGCAAATAGGCGTTTTTTATATATGTGAAAACTTTCTACATAATTTGCGTTTTATATATTATTACTTTGTATAATATATAATACTACTATATTATATTGAGGGTAGTATAAGAAATGCATAAATGCCGTACAGAGCCGTTTCCCCAGCTCAGAATACCGGCATTCTCCCGTCAAACCATACGGCACGGCACTAAATAAATGCCGGTTTTTGCCACTTTTTTAGCCATTTTCCCTCATTGAACGACTTTTTGTTACGTAAAGCCTCCTTTACCGCTCGATCGATAGCTGAGTCACTAATCAATACGTAATAGTAAAGTTTCTTGAATTTGGTATCCATCCTATCAATTCGCCCCTGAGATTGAATGTAGTTTCTGTACGAATACGTCAAGGAATAGAGGATCATGGCGTCAGTTTCGGTGCAATTCCACCCTTCAGATCCCGAGTTGTATTGCACTAGATACACCCATTTGTCAGTATCAGGCACCGGTTGCTTACGATGTCCATTCCATTCAGCTACCACAATCCCATCCGCTAGGCCCCTCAAGATATCCAATTCATAATTGAAATTGTAGAAGATAATCAATTTAGGGTGAGTCCTCATCAGCTCCATGACCATCTGAAGCCTACTAGGATCTGTATTGACGATCTTCCTCATCACACGAAAAAGCTCACCTACATCCTTAATAGGCCGATCCTCATAAGGATGCCAACGTTTCTTAGTAGCCATATTCCACTTATCATGGTCGTACCCAACATCTAAGTAGTTCACCACTCGCTCGACATCGCTTTCGAATGGCATCTCTACTAAGATATCGTTCCTCAACTTCTCGAGACGATCCTCACCTAAGTAGCGTGAGATGATAGGGAATTTTACATACGGAACATAGACGACATGTTGACGCTTGAAGTCAGTGATGTTCTTGTACCAGCCGTTAGCTATGAAGACGGGGGCGTAGTCGATCCAGGTGTCTCCTGGGGTTGCACTGAGCAAGACCCAGCTGTTTCCTCTGGCAATTCCAATGAAAGACTTGACCCAAACTCCAGATCCAACAACACGCTGTTCGTCGAAAATGAAGAAGGCGTCCCGTATATCCGTATATTTACTAACATTGTTCCAGGAGTCAACGGTAATCTTTCCAGCATACGAGAAATCTCTCTTAGTGCTAATCCCAAATTTTGCAGCTGTTCCATCCCAATCGAGACTGTCACGCTTTTTAGCTGTGGTGATGACATATAGATCCTTCTCCTTGTGGTCCTTCAAATAATACGCTAATGCGGTTATCGTCTTACCCGTTCCTACTCCCCCATACAAGATCTTACCGCTAGCTAAGAGCTCTACAGCTATCTTCTGATGTTCCCTTAGTTCTATCATCTCACCTCCCTTATAATGTATAATATTCGAAAAACTACCCTACTTTGGGACGATTGCGAAGAACCCGTTAAGAAGAGCCACACCCTTCTCATATGCTGCATCGAAGCCCGCTTGGTTCAAGACACCTTGATATCTCACTTCTCCATTATCTCCGAAGTCGGTGACCATGATGTATCCGACAGGGAAGATATCCGCATCGATCTCTCCATAACGTAATAGTAGCTCTTGTTGGTTCTCGCTTGTTATCATTATACCCTTCATCGCCATACCAAGTCCTCCTTGTCAGAAAAAAGTAAATGCGTGTGAAAAAGGAAACCTACATTTCTGTAGACTTCCTTCTGAATTCACTTGCTCTTCCGGTTCTTTCGGGCCTTCCGACATTGACGAACCTTCACCAGGACGTAGACGCCTCCGACGATGACTGCCATCTTGACCAGATCACTCTTGACCTGATTGATGTCACTCACCTTCTTGGCTTCCAACGTCTTGTTGACGATCTCCTCGACGGTTGAATCCTTCATGATTCCTCCTTATTAGTAGTGTTTCTTTCATTATAATCGGTGTAAATCATGCGAATCATACGTCCTCTATTGACACGATTTGAGCCGCATAAAGAGAAAAGATGCCCTCATTGTCTTCGAATAAGACCATTCCAGCCTTGATGATCTCGTCGACAGGCGCCACTATCATCTCACCAACAACATAATAAAGCTGATTGATATCCTCTTCCTCGAGGCGGTTACAAATCTCGATAATCGCAAAAGGACCATTGACCCAAGTCAACCGGACCTTCTTCGCCATGTTATTCCCCCCAGAGATCTCGTTCCTGTTGATCCTCTACATCTCGAATTTCTTTCATTCCCTTAAGCCCCCGGAGAATAGCGTGCGTGATCGCAGCGATCCACATGAAGGCTGCGACCATCACAACAATGAAGTTGAGTCCTTGCTGGCTCAGCCCCCAGCCCCGTCTCAAGGCTTCTTCTTATCTTTCTCCCAGTCGAAGATATTCACCACGTTCTCTGCAGTATGCTTGAATCCGCTTTGCACTCGATCCTCTCGAATCTGATAACGCCCAGAGTCAAGGCAGTCAGCACAAAGCTCGAAGTCGTTTAGAGCACCGGTAATCGAGACAATAACAAACCCAGCCGGTTTACCGCAATCCTTACACGTTCCGGCCAACGGCTCATCAAGATGGTACCCAACAATGTCAACTTCCATTCGTGCCTCCTTGTCAGAAAATCTTAATGGCGATAATGACTGCACATACTGCTGTGACAACGTTCGCAACGGTGTTGATTGCGATTCGTTCCATCGGTTTCTCCTTCTAAATGGTAGGAAGTTTGTAACCTTCTTCGCCTGCCAGCTCGCCCTGACGCTGAAAATAGTCCGCAATGGCCTTTAAATCCTCCTGTAAGAGGAGATTTCCACAATTATCGGCTACCATACCGATCATTGCCGCATACGTCAGCAGACAGGGACTGGCGAACTTATCCTGACGACGAATAACAACCGCATCAGATAAAACAAGACGATGCAGTTCATCTAGAAGCTGAAGAAATGTCGCATGGTTCATTCCACCACGAGACTTTAGTAATTCCTCAAACTCTTCACGTTTGAAAACGATGTATTTCTCATCGTCGATTGTCACATTGCTGATAATAACTGGTTCCATTACTTCTCCTCGTATAGCTGCGCATTGATGTATTCTTCTTGACACTCTGGATGTGCCTGACCGTCAAGATGCGGTACCTTCATTTCATCGTCAGTCATTGCGATTCCACAAAAGTAGCATTGAAGTTCCATCTTGTGTAGTCTCCTCTCGACGATCATGTAACAGATGAACCAAACAACTACGATCCAAATCAATAACATTAACAATAATCCCCATTCTATTAAGTGAGTTCCTGTTGGTGTATACTGTCGTTCTTCATGTATTACGAATCGCATCGAGGGGTCCTCCTTTTAGTGCTCGCTGCCCTTCTTCGTCCAGTGGCGAGCGCACTGGGATGTTCCGGCAAGGGTCAACCGGGTACAACCTTTGTTTCCTTAACCGTGTAAAGCGAGGTAGGTGGGTTACTCCGCAGAGCCCCGTTCGTTAACCTACCCCGCTGTCCTTTCGCTGATCCCGACTTGCCCGTGGGATCCAGTTGCATGATAGCCGGCAAGTCTAGGCTATCCAAGCGCTCCACTCCAGCCTGGTATCCCCAGGAACAAGAGTACGAAAGCGGTTTTTTATGTACCTGTACACTGGGTGATCAACCCAATGCGCTCTGTGTGTCCTTCACAGCCATGTGATGGGCGAGACGCCTTAAAGCACTTCGTCTTCGTTTAAGAGTACCCAGGTCTTTTCCGGAACTCCCCATCACCGCTCTGAGCCTAAGGTCTATTTAACGTCGCTCAGACGACGTACATCACTCGCACAAGCTTACCACTACCAAGCGATACTAGATCGCTGGGCTTGTCCAAGATGATGAGCTCACCGTTTGACAGTTGTATTGCCCACTTCATCTTGCGCTTCATTATATCTCCCTTCGAAACAGGGCGGCCTGACAAATGCGCCGAGCGGTCGGAAACACATTTTACAGACAGTAGGACTAGCGACCAAACCGTCCTAGCGCCCTAGAAAATCACGAAAAAGAAATGAGAAGTGTCTTTCGACTGGACGCTATGTCCTCTTCTCATTACAATCCATGTTTTTTCTGCGAACTACTCTTCAGAAATCTCCATTAGCAATTCAAAGACCCATTCGAGAGCTTTTCTTCTATCTTGGTTTCCACCGCTTCCTAATTTCTTATGCATAACCCGAAGAGTCTTAATATGCTCCCATTCTTCGTCTGTGAAATCGGCATTAGGATTATTATAGATATCGATTAGTCGTGCCATTATCTCTCCTAATTATGCTACCGTGGTCTCGTTGCCGGTCATGTAATCGATCCAGGGCTTGATCTCTTCCGTCTGCTCCATGAACTGCTCACGGAAAATCTTCCTCGAGTAGCACCGGATGTTCTCGCCCATCTTCGTCATGAAGAAGCCTGGGTACACCTTGAAAACATTCGGGACCAGACGACGATCAACGAGGATATACGGCGTACCGTCCTCCTTCTCACGCAGATCACCGACGTACTTAGCCACCTCAGCAATATTCTCAGTCGTGATCTCTACCGCATCGACCACGAAAGGCTTACGGACAAAGGTTGCGAATTCCATTGGGTTCCTTTTCTCATTGGTTCGGTTACCGTACGCATCGCAAGGATAACATCCATAATAAACTTGATGCTTAATTCCATCCAACTCCATGGATGCACCAGGAGTCATTAGATGATCACCACAGCTACACCACTTTAACTCTTTAGTCTCCATACGTCGTCGCTGGGTGCTCATGAATGGAATACTTTCGTTCCAATGCGTCCTCTTCAATCGTGACGAAGAGCGATTGGAGATACGCCTTAGTTCCCGACTTGCCGCCAACGTTCCAGTCGTAACCACGCGCAATAAGGTCAGCAGTCTTGATATCTGCCCAATCCAAAATCTCAACAGAGCCTTCATCAAGCTGCGTACGAGTCGTAGATGTAAGAAGCACAACTCGAGGAGGTCGGTTGCTAAAGTTGACCGAGACCGAGATGTACGGAGTATCCTCGTCTCCTTCTTCACGAGCCTCCAAATATCGGACGTTCCAACCATCTCGAAGCATTGTCTTAGCGACATCCTCGGTGAGGATAACTGCGAAATTACGATCACCTTCCCTATTATATTGGCCCTCCTTCCCCGCAAAATTACGGAAGATAATTCGGGCATCTTCGATCATGAAGTTTTTAGCTTGGTCAGCCATTCACAAACTCCTTTAGTGGTACGAATTGTTCAATAGCTCTGATTGCGTCTGTCTTCAGTCTTTCGAAATAATCCATGTCTGTGAATAGCTCATCGATACCATCTCGATAATGAGCCATATCACGCTCGATCCACTTGTAGCCTTTAGTTCCAGTTACGTGATATTTCTTTCCTTCCTTAATACGCCAAAGATCTCCGCCGTCGTAACGAACTGGCATGAAACTACCCGTACGTCCTACATGCTGCATGTCAGAGATATCTTCAGCACCAATCTTGTCTAGGTACATGGTCCCCTGTGTGACATGCTTCGTCTCGCACAAGTCGTCGAATACGAGTGGCTCGTGAGTGAATAGTTCTTTGAAGACGTACGGGTGCTGAAACTGCGAACCCACAGCCACCCAGCCGCGATCGCTACGAGCAATATATACTGCATCGTTGACGAGAACGAACTTCTGGTAGGTTGTTTCATACTCGAAGTCATAACCATACTCCTTTCCGAAGTTAATGATGAAGTCGATTATCTCTTGTCCACCCTTAGGCGCATCTGGTGGAATAACAACCTTGATCGAGTCGGTCTTGATGTGAACAACTTGATATCCACGATCTTGCACTGCATGCTTCACATCGATCATAAACAATGCGCCACGCTTTGCTACAATGTTGTCTCTGTTTCGCTTATCTCTGAAAAGATTGTCGAAACGAGCGCTTGTAAGTCCGTAGACGATATTGATGACGATCTTAAGAGCATATGAAAGCGCTTCAGCACTGCTATCGTCAGCCTCAGCATCGACAAGAAACTTTCCGAGCTTACCTTCAAGGAGATTTCTGGCCTCGCTGTAGTTCTTATGCTTGATTGCCATACGAGCTTGTTTGAGGGCACTAAAGTTTTTGGTGTACGGCCCGAAAAGATTAAGTTGTTCGATACTCGTCGGATGCATACTCGCCACGTCCAGAAGTACAACGTTCTCGTAGTATCCTGGTTCGGAATAAACGTAGCCACCCTCACCTGTGATTTCGTCACGATACGTGCTTTCCTTTCCGTCAAATACATAACCTGGGAACCGCTCACTCAGGTCGGTATAAATGAAATTTCTCTGTGGATTTCGCTCAAGTCCGAATATGATTCTCGCAGTATGTTGCTGTGTTGTGTGATTCACTGAGAGTCCAGACAGCTCAGCTAGAATCTCACGAGCAACGAAATCTTGATAACGATCTTCGAATACAGCCTCAGTAGCAATCACATCATTGACGCAGTATTCCTCTACCTTAGACCACATACCTGGTTCTACCGGCTGGTCCCAAGGGAGGTCAAGCTCCATATGATGGATGCCAAGCTCAATCTGAAACTTCTTCAATCCTTGCTTCTTCGAGCTAAAGTCGTAAATATCCGCATAGGAAACATTGTAAGCTTCCCCGAACAATGAATTAGGATTGGCATTTCCTTCATAGATGATTCTCTGACTCAACTCGAAAAGTTCTTCTAAACTGTACCCCATGTACCTTGCGTAAAGAATATGATTGTCGTACCGACGATTATTGAAGCCAATCAGACGCTGTTGTAGCAAAGGCTCAATCTCATCTGCTGTGGGATTGATCATGCGAACTACGTTAGGATCTCCTCGAGCCTTCCAACACACAACAAAGAGATTGGAGTAGACCTCAACATCGAAGAAGACAATAGGCTTGTCGTCCACATCATGAGGTTCAGTCATATTCGTCTTACCAACGAACTTCATGGTCTGGACAACTTTAATACAAGTTGCGGCTTGATTAGTGCTTCTCATTGCGAAGGTCAAGATAGTTGATCGCATGTCACTTACGTCGTAACTTAGTCCACTCTCGTATGCTTCCTCAAGGATATGATGAATGAAGTCGATAGACGGCTTAGTTCCGGGGTGAATCTCCTTTCTCAAATTTCTATCGATGAGATCCCGGATACCCTTTTCCGTTTGCACATTTTTTGTATCGATCATTCTCTTCTGCTTCCTTGGTAGGCCACCAGTAAGAGTAGAGATATCAAGATTATTACACTTCGTAAGTCTCCTTCGAATTGCACTATCCCCAAGGAGAGTTTTAACTTCAATGCCCACATCAAGAATATTATCCAAATCAGACACGACACCGCTATAAAGATAGTGAAGATGAATTCCTCTTCCACTTTGACTCAGTTCGGTGTAAGTGGGCGGCATTTTGGATGCTTCTTCGATATTTCTCTCTAGATCTTTCTCACCGTTCTCATCAGTAAGATCGAAGTCAATAACGATATGTTCTTCCGGCACCTTCACATAATGAAGTTTAGTTGGATCAATATCAGCTAGAGTTGAAACAACGTTCTCCCATTTTCTTCCTGGAGCACCACTTGGCTTCGCCTCTTGTGCCGGCTGATCAGGATATAGATTATTGAAAGCAGACCCATGAGTAACCGGATCATAATCATTAAGTTCAATAACGTACGAAGTATCCGGAACGAACGGGGTAGGTCCTTGAGTTGGGAGTCCTTTGAATCCGATGTAGACACTTCGATGCTCCTTCTCTCCAATGGTGTGACGATCCTTGAATTCCTCGAAGTAACTACTGAGTTCATCTCGAACCTCATGGTATTGAAGGCGCTTTACAATATTAGCTTCCTCGCAGTACTCCTTGTACATTTCCCAAGCACGCCTGAGCTGAATACCATCTTGCGCCTTGAAGATATCGAAGTTAGCCTCTATGAAGTTATAGAAAGTATCAGTCAACATCATCATCTTCGTCGGAATATAGTTCTCGTAATAGAACTTCCCCATCTCTCTATACCGCCGGAGACATTTCGCTGCAATCGCCCCGAGCTCATAGTTGATGTTCTCTACGAGAATATGATACCGACCAGGCTCGATCTTTACGCCTGTTGGATGCACATCGATAAGCCGTCTGGTATTACCAGCTTTTGCATCACTGATCTTGACTGGCTTGTTCGTACCGACAATCACAAAAGCATTAGGTCTGATGGTGAACGCTGATCTGTACTTCACATTGATAGTCATCGAGTCATGACCCACGATCGAATTCAGCTTTGTGTTATCCTCGACTCGAGACAAATCACCATCGTGTTGAATCGCTACAAGGGGATTCGATTGGAATGCTTCCATAGCAAATGTTCCATTATTGCTGGTCAGAGCCTTAGCTTCAAATGTAGCTACATATCCTTCGAACAGTTTCTCAATGACATCGATGACTGTGGACTTACCAGTTCCTGGTGGCCCATAGAACACAAGGAATTTCTGGAGCCACTTCGAGTCCCCAGATACAATGGCTCCAATAGCCCACTCGATTTTATCTCGCTCGTCTGGAGAATATAGCACACCCAACAACTCATCCCAAGCGTCCGTCTTCCCTTCCTCGAGAGAATATGGTAGACGCTTACTGACATAATCCTTCTTCTTGACATCTGTGTTAGCGAATGTGATGTTCTCATCCAAAGGATGGTAGTTACCACTGTCAGGAAGATTACGAATGAACTTGTTGAATCGTTCCCAGCTACCTGTACTAAAGTTCCTTGTCACCAAAGGTTCAATGATCGCACCGTTTTTCTTAGCGTCATTGACATAGTCGTATAAATCAGAGTCTACAATTCTCTGTACATCATATTCATTAGTGGACCACATACCAAGATCATCATCCCAAACGGCATAAAATGCTCCGCCTCGAACCATAAGATCATCGAAACTATCAACGATCCAATCAGGATATGCTTGAATGATGCCTTTAGATTCTTTAGTCTTAATTTTATAAAAATCCACCAGCACCCCCTTCATGACAGACGTTCGTGATCCAGCAAATATCCACAGAACTGATACCAGATTTCTACATGACGTTGATCTTCTCTAGGAACATCAACGGGGAAGAGGCCTCCGGTACCATTGACATCGTAGGTTCTCCAGATAAACACTTCTAGAATATCATCAATCTCTTTCTGTTTGATTCTGGCTCCGTCATTGAATCTCTTCAGATCAAGATTCTCCAACATCTCCCAGAACCAGTCATTCGCTGGAATATCTGTCATGAACTCAGCACGTCTAGAAAAGGCTATGAGCATTTCAAGCAAAGAGCATGGTGGAAATTCTCTCCATTCTGGATGATCAGGAATATCCGCTAGAAGCAAGAATTCTTTTCTGAGATCCAACCCATCTGCAGCTCTATTATCATCACCCGATAAAAGCCAAATGAACTCAGTACTTTGTAGAATTCTCAATATGTTATAATAGCTCTTTGAGGGGGTCATGTTTTGGTGATCCATAACTTTCGCACAGAGCCAGTTGAAATATAGATTTTCAAGAGGCTCAGTCATACTTACTCTTTCCTAAACTTTAGTACTGAATGGGAATGCTTTAAATCCTGAGCCGCTAGTTCTTCGTCAATCTGCTGGCCAAGGATCTCTACTTGATAATGTCCATGATCCAACAGAACTTCATACTCCGCTTGAAGCTTTTCGTTACGGACATATACCACATTAGGATCGTTCGATCCATGCCCAAATATAAGATGGCCCACAATCTTCTCGGGATTATAGATTGGTGTATCACGTTCGTCACAGAGGATATTATCACCCGCATAGTATGTGATTGTGGTTTGCGTACAATCCATCTCATCACCGAAATATTCATCTCTGTGAATGATGTATGGCGTATCAGGATCACGTTGTGCTAATTCAACCTCATAATCCCAATCACTATCTTCTTCTGAGAAAATATTAACAACATTATCCTCAACGTCTATCTCGCCTGTTGTGTCTGGTTCAACGAAAGATGGATGATTGGATTTTGCTAGTAGAATTGAGTAGTCGTCTTGATCATCATGACTATCAAGAACCGCCATCTGTTCCTTTAGGTCACGAAGAACTCGAGCGCATTGTTGGACCATGAAGTTGAATTCGCGAGTTATTTCTGTTCGTTCGAAATCGAGCTTAACTGTCTCAGACTCCAATTCCTCGATTTCTCGGTTTACTTGCTCAGTCTCCTTTCTAAATTTGCGCAAGATGAGAAAATATCCTACGCTTACTCCGGATGCGAAGGAAGTGACCCCAACCGCCGCTGGGATCACCCACTCCTTTTTGATTTGCATTAGCTTCTCCTAAATCTTGTCGTAGATGACACCATCAACATTGAAGTCCAGGAGAATACTACGCTCGGTACCGTTGACAAATCGAGCATTCTCTGCCTCGAAGATGCCAAAAGTAATATAGTTGTCTCCTTCCCCGTTCCAAACCCACCCAACAACTTGACCCGCTTGCGTACGATCCACTCCGAGCATGTCATAGACCTCATTGAGAAAGACATGCCCTCTGGACTTCAGCAGATCGTTAGCATAATTCTGTTGACACTGAATATAAAGCCGATTGTATTCCGGATCCTTCTTCCAATGAACCGAACTCTCGTCGAAGAATTTGGCGTAAAGTGAATACTTCGATCCGTCTACTATCTTTACCTTCTTCTCTTCTCCATCATCCCCGACGACAGTCTTCGTCGTCATGCCCTGATAGAGGTCACTTTCCTTCTCGACACCGAGCTCTTCACGAACTCGCTCACGATATTCATCGAACGCCGTCTGAATTGCTGTGTATGCCGCCATCAAAGCTGCATTTCGCCTGGTCAGTTGCACATGCGAGCCAGTAAGAGCCGTGATCGAAGCCACACCAATAAGAATCGACGGACCATACAGACGCCCAAGCTTGACTGCTCCTCGAGCATAGACGTACGTTAGATCCTGACGGTAACCATCGGCAGTTCTCTCGAGCTCGAGAGGAAGCGTATCCAACGCATTGTTACGCTTCTTCGCCGCCTCAACATCGCTCTGAATCTCATCGAGCGTATCTGAAAGCTTGAGAGTCGCACGACAGGCAAGCACAGTACTGATCACAGCTCCAGCAACACCAGCAACGAAGAAAATATGCGGAGATTGCTTCTTAAGAACAAGAACCTTACGCCCGACCGGTAGACTAATACGGTTCGGAATGACCTTGATAAGTGTTTGTCTCGAGATGAGTTTCATTAAATCCTCCTATCAGATGTACTCTGGTTGCGGGAACTCGATCAAATATCCATTCCTTACTTGCCTGACTACAACATTAGTCAAATATGTCCAACCCCACTTCTGATCGATTGGCGTACTGGGCAAACCCAACAGATCCATAAGGTCTCCATACGACACAAACTCGTATTTGTCCAGAATATCACCGAGACGCTCGACTACAATCTCGGCTTCTCCTCGAGTTCCAAGGATGATGTTGTCCATGGTGCGTCTATCAGGACGAAACGGACCCGGTGGTTGATCCGGAAGCTGTACTCGACTTGTATGACGTGGATCTCGTGTCAACGGGTTGTTGTATGAGATATTCGAGATTGCCCCATAATTCGTCATACGACGTCTACGAGATGGATTGTCTCCGTAAACCACTCGCTCAATACCACCAGTAGTAATATCAACGAGAAGGTTTCTCAAAGCCGGCAAGAGAACATCTCCAGCGACATACCTGGCTGCCGTCTTGAAGTCACCACCAAAGAAAATATGACGGAACTTATGCCCGATTCCTTGAGGTTTCTGGATAACCTCACCGACAATAACCTTCTCGACTGGATCCTTCGCAATTTCCTTACCGGGCTTGGATGCAGATTCTTTGGCCTTATTACTATTACTTTGGTAATCCATAGTTAACTCCTAGTTGGGGGTGTGGGAGGAAGATGCACAACTTCCGCAGTCTCAATCTTCTCAGCCTTCTCAATCTCTGCCACAATCCCCTTGGGGACGATGCCCTTGATGAATGCGGCAGCGAAATCGGCGTCAGTAGACAGCTTGATGAAGAGCTCGTCGTACGCAGCCGTCTGAGAGAATTCCTCACGAAGTTGATCGCTCTTGATGAATCGCTTACCATCTTCGGACTTCTGACCGTAAGCCAGCAAGACGATCTTCTTAAATTCGGCAATCAGCTGTTTGTGGTCGTTAGTCTGGATAATTCTCTTAATCGCAGCCTCAAGACCACCCTCGTAACCAACCTCGAGCTCGATAATCTCCGTCTTAGTCAGGTTGAAGTAGAACGTATCAGTTGTTTGTTCACCATCGAAGTTCTCATAAGTGATGTCTTGCTTTAGCATTTCCGTCCTTTGTCAGTGAGAGAAAGAAGAAATGAATCCTTGCGGACCCATTTCTTCGAGTGCTACTTGGCAGTAGTCTTCCGATTCTGTAGCGCCTTCAGACCGGCCACGTACGCCTTCTCAGCGAGCTTCGACGCCCCCCATCCGACAATTGTGCCGAACAGGAGTTGTCCAAGCTGGTGCTTGACTGGCATTGGTGTGGCCGACTTTGCGACGACAACGATATCTTCCATTAACTTTCTCCTTTTGTAGTTCTCACTATAACCGTTGTTTTTTCTGCGACTACGACTTAGTTCCAGTCTTTGTGCGAGTATAGACCTCGCCCGCAACCAAGATGGCGACAATAACCACCGCAGCAGTAAGCTTGTTCTTGATCATCGTTCTTTCTCCTTATAGGGTTTTGATGTAGTTGTATTCGAATGTGATACACGGACGATTGTCTTCTGTTAGCATCGTAGAATATGACATCTCGAGCTGTCTGGCTGATGTCCAACCCAGATTCCCACTGGTAGACGTCGTCTTTAGCCCTAGAATATAGTACAAATCGTCCAGAGTCGCATAGTCATGCTTTAAGATCTTGGCGTTGATGTCGTTCTGAGCTCGTCTCAGGCTCTCCATATCACTGATGAAATATCGCCCTGTGTGGAGCTCACAGCACAGAACATTGCCTGGTCCGCTCATCAAGACCATTTGCTCTGATGGTGGCTTCTCCTTCACTCGATCCGCTGCAACCTGATCTCTAATGGATTGATCCTTACGTGCACCGAACTCCTCAATGACCTTATCTCGATACTCAGAATATGCTCGTTCAGTGACAGCGAATGCAGTCTGAGCGGCGAGAGTCTTCTTGACTCCCATTCTGTTAGCACCAACGATGCACACGATCGTAGAAGTCGTAGAGATAGCTGCCGGAATATATAGTTTCCAGACAAGTTTTACACGTCCCTTTATACGTTCTTTACGATCGCCAGCTGTACCATAAATTCGTTCTTCGTATGTGATTATCTCAGCTGCTCTGAATGATGCCTTCCCCACCAAATATGCAGTAGTTAGAACTCCAACTCCAGCAGAAACAGACAAGATAATCGGTGAGTTTGCTTTTGCATTCCGTAGAACTGTTCCACTAAGTTGAGTTAGTTTATTCATCGTCCTTTACGCATCTCCCGTACGAAAATCCAGATAAGCCAGAACCCACAGGTGAGAAGTGTCATGAAGACATCCCAACAGAAACTGAAAAACCCATACTGTCGACGACAGCTACAATTATCCATTATTCCTCCCTTGTGTTACGCAATTCAGTGATAATGAGCCCAGCAACTTCGTCCTGAAGATTGAGCTTTCGAATAGTCCTCAACACAGCGGCATCTTGCTCAGCAGCTTCAGCTGCTTCGAAACACGCCACGCCATGCTCACGCATTTGCTCGGGTGTCAGTTGTCCGATTAGGATAATACCTCCTTCTGTGCTATGGGCAGCGACATGAATGAATCCTTCGCCATCCTCAGCGACTCCGGACGTCATGAAAATGCTCGCCAATTCAATATCCATTAATCCTCCAGTCAGAAAGAAAATAAGAAGCTTAGGTTTCCCTAAGGTAGCTGATTGCTACAAGCTGGTTTCGCTTCTTCTCATTATAACCGTTGTAAATCCTGCGAACTGAAAAAAGGAAATCCTTTCGGACTTCCTCTTCTTGAACACTAGTTCATGTGCTTGCTTGCGATCTTGTAGTTGATCTGCCGAGCATACGCACGACGACCCTGTGCTGCCGACATCGCATCGATGAGCTTCGCTGCCGCTGTGGCTGCGAGCGCACCAACGGCGATGACTGCAACGGGGTTCTCGTCCCACGCCTGCTTCAGCTTGTCTTTCCAAGTCTTGTGCATTACATTCTCCTTTGTTGTTCTCATTATAATCGATGTTTCTTTTGCGAATGAGAAAAAGGAAATCCTTGCGGGATCTCCTCTTTTGAGTTACTTCTCCTCGATGTTCTCAAGCTCCTTATCAAGCTTCCGCATCTTGCGCTTCTCCCACAAGCTGGCCACACCAACGATGGCCCCACCAATCACTAGTGGCGCAACCATGCTAACGACGGTTACGATACCAATGATCTTCAGGGACTCACCGACAGTGAGGTCAGTTTGCTTCTTAGCGAACATGCTGACTTTCTCGATATCTTCCATGATTACTCCTTGTAGTTGTTCTCATTATAATCGTTGTAAAAGCTGCGAGAAAAAGAGAAGCCTGCGTAATGTTTACTTAACCTTTCGGTCTGGGGTGCGCATTAACCAGGACTCCAATGCTGGTAGCTTCTTCTCATTATAACCGATGTGGAAATTGCGAGAGACAAAAAGAGAACCCTTTCGGATCCTCTCTTCGCATTATTATGCTGCGACAACATTCTCAATTTTTGGTAGAATTACAATCTTTCCATTCATGTGTTGAATAGCAAGTCGTTCAATTCCATCACTGCACTTCCAGGTTTCTGCTCCACTGATCATCATACCACGCATGTCCTTCTTATAGACATACATTATACCAACGATCATACCAACCATAAGCCCACCAGTGCCGCCAATGATTTCCTTCTTGTTATTCTTCACGAATTTCTTGATCCGTTCCATTATTCTCCTTTTAGTTGTTATCTCATTATAATCGTTGTAAAAGCTGCGAGAAAACCTAAACCCTTGCGGGGCTTAGGCTTTTGATTATGACCAATAGTCATCATCATATCTATATGAATTTGCTACGTTATGTAACATATCAATAGTTTCATCTAAAATTGATTCTCGACGCATTCTTTCGAAATGCAGTCCCATTACATGGTCTCTTTGACCTCGTATATGTTTTGATAATTCAACTGGGTTCAATCCAAGCTCTTTTGCAGCAGCTGTTTGGGTTGTCCAATGTCGATTCAATTCTCTACACCATACTGGGAATCCAGGGTGTCCTTTCTTAACAGACATCATGTTGATTGTCTGGTTATGAATTGTATTTGCGTTTCCGATTGCTGTTTCAGCAATAACGGCTAACTGATTCTTGCTCTTCTTAGCAAAAACCAACGTTACAACAATACAGGTAAGACCTGTAATAGTTGATACTATATACACTTTTCCGTTTTCACGGAGGTGTTTCTTAACTTTCTGTAACTTACTTTCCTTACTTACTTCTTTACTCATTATTATACTCTCTTTCTGTGTTTTGGGTTGTTTTTGGTTACTTCTATTACAATCCCTGTTATTTGTACGAAAACAGAAAAAGAGAACCAATGTTCTACAATTATCCTTAGCTTAAGGCACGTGTACCGTTAGATACGATCTTTATCACGGATGTGTACCGTTAGATACGATTTTTTTCTCTTTTCACATCTCATTGTAGAGCATTATGTTCTCATTATAATCGTTGTAAAAGCTGCGAACGAAAAAGAGAACCCTTGCGGATCCTCTCTTCGAGCCTACTCTTTGGCTGCTTCAACGGCAATCTTGCGTAGCGTATCCAAAACGACGTATGCGGCTACGGCATACCCGATCTTCTTGATGCAACGCTCGGCGACTTTCACGATTATCTCGGTCTTGTCTTCGAACGTCATCTCAAGAACCTCAGGGTCCTTTGCCTGCACTTTCTTCGTCTTTACAACGTCTACTTGCAGTTTGCGATTAAACATTTCAGTCCTTTCGTAATAGTTCTCATTATAATCCATGTTTATATTGCGAAAAGATCCTCAGAAACTCTCCCCCGGGAAAATTTGGCCAAAACGTAGGCTATCTTTATACCACCCGACCCTTTTTCGTCGCTTAGAACGCAACGTAGAGGGTGTTTTTCTTACGAAAAAGGAGAAAAATTAGTAATCCATGTAGAAAGGCTCAGCCAGCACTATTACCTGACTGAGCCATCCCAACCATCTTAAGGTGTTGCTGGAATAGTGAAAGTAGGAGGAGATTCGCCACCCTCAGGCGGAAATGGGCCCTCAGGAGACGCACAGGCCTCTGTTTCAGGAGGATATGTCACAGTAGTAGTTGCTGAGACTTGGTTTAGGACGGGTAGACTTTGTCCCAATCCACCGAGTGCAGGCAACTCTGCAGTAACTAGAAGCCCATCCCTGAACTCAGCATCGCTTGGATCAGTCACCCAGAACCCAAATTCGTTCAATCGCCAGCCTGGCCAGTCTGTAGCTTCTCCGGTGACTGGATCGAAGCTTGCACCTGGGAAGACGAGCCTGACGGTTGTATTCGCTTGATACGTGAGAGGGACTGTTTCAACGAAGTCGCCATCCAACGTTGTGAAAGTGATCGTACCAACCAATCCATTGAATTGCGGCTCATTTCCAAACGTCAGCTCAATGAATGGAACATCGTTTGTACACACTGAGGCAGCTGCACCAATATCGAATGTGTCAACGATTGGCGGAAGCGTCGTTGTGACGGGCAACGTCGTCGTTGAGCTTGTCGTGGATGTACTCGTAGTGGTGGAAGTCGGACCAGGCAAGGAAGTCGTTGTAGTCGTTCCTGGAATTGTCGTCTGCTGGCCTGGTGTGCACGGCTCATCCTCCGGAGGACATTGATCAATACTTGTTGGAACGATAGTCGTTGGCTCAATATAAACGGTAGTCGTCGTAGTGGGCTTATTCTTGCCATCCACAATCTCTACATCAGGCGGACTAGGTCCTGTTAGAAACAGAAACCCCCCAGCAAGCAAAAATGGCACGGGTAAAACTGCTGATAGTACTCGATACTTCAAATTTCCTCCTTGTAGAAAGAGAAAGCATGAAAGCTGTGCAACTTTCGCACAGCTCCCACGCTCTCACACATCCAGGGTGGATGTTGGCTATTTCGTTCTCAGAATCAGCCCCAACCCCTTCGACACCATGACGTGCTTCTGCTCGTATGCCACGATGATCAGGATGCCGAGGAGGTTCCCGAGCACAATCGCCATCGTGTCAGGTGTGATGCGATTCCGGCGTTCGTCCGCCTTCAATCTCACCAACCTTTCCAGATAGTCAACTGCCTCTCGATATTCTCCAGTATCCGGACCATATGTGTTCATCTCGGTCAAAAGCCTCGCAATGGGCTCGTCGAGGATTGAGGGTGCTTCTGCAAAGAATCGCCTCAACATATATCCTTTCTGTTGTTTCATTATAATCAGTGTTTATTCTGCGAGATTAGGAGGCGTTTCAGAAATTATCTTGAAAGACACAACATCCATCGCTTCAAGCTCGTTCGGATCCGCGTCGAGCTCGAGCGAAAATACTTTTGTGCCTAATTCGTTTTCTGTGATGATAATCTCACCAGAATGGGTTTCTTTGTAGTTATTAGAGCTTACTAGCAGGATAATTCCGAGAATTAAGATGAAAATAAGAATGATGCCAAGGATGTAACGAATACCCCCAATGCTAAAGATTAGGGATGAGAAAAAGCATATTACTCCTAATGCGGGTAGAAATATGTCCGCAATGTTTGATAATGCGGTATACGTTCTATTGCTGAGGTTCTTCTTGGACAACAAATCCTCCTAAAGTACGATTAGGGTGCGTCGTAACAACATAAGCAGAATATGGTAATGACAATGTCGGATGACCACTTTCTCCATTCTCATCTTCAATTTCTGTGTACTCTACAACTCGCATAACTGCAATTTGACCAAAGTTAGCATCTAAAGTAACCAAATCTCCAACATTATAATCTCGTCTGAATTGATATTGAGTGACATCTGAAACATCTGTTTGACCAAGAACAATGTTCATTCTGTTTCTAAGCGCAATACGTCCCCGCTCAACCATCTTAGTTACAACCGCATCATAATCAGCTCCAGCAGGAGGTTCAGTGAATACTTCATCAATATCACTGCCATCTACGAGCATTTGTCGTCTATTAAAGTCGGTTTCGTACCACAAACCGGAATCAATTACAACCCAAACGTAACGTCCGACAACCATAGCTGCGTTCTTAGTCTTCTTGTTACTAAATAGATAATTTACAGCATCAAGATCTCCGGACTTCCATGAGAAAATAACTGAAGCAGTCTTGTCTTCTCCACCATGAACAACGAGTAGGTTATCATTAGGGAATTCAGAAAACCCTCGATTTGGGTATCTTACACGTAAAACCTTCAAACCAAGATCATCAATCGGCAAAAGTTCCATTACTGTTTTAAGACAATCCTGCTTTGGAATGACTCTGAAGTTAGGCGTTGGAATATCTGTAAATTCTGTTACTGCCCTGAATCCAGCAACACCATCATCAGTTTCCGCCCAACCATGGAAGTTATCATTGATAATCAATGTAATCTGCAACGCAATACTGTTATTAGCAGTAATCATATATTCTTCAATGTAGGGATAATTCCGAGCATCTTGATTCCCAATGATCCTTTGCTCAAGATAAGCAAATAGACTTCTACCTGTAACAACGACGATTGTCTCGTCGTCATCATCTTCTTCTTTAATTTCATGATTCTCTACCATCATAATTTCAGCAGTATCAGTATGTGAAATAAGAGAACCAATGGGTAGTTTAGATCGAATATCAGAACTAAGTGGTGATTGAATTTCGAATTCACCAGGCTCAGCATATCTCTCAGTCCACACAACACTTGTTATACCATTAACATACTCACCTTGTTCGAGATCTAAAGGATAATCACCTGAACCAAACTTGAAAATATCCATTACACCCCCCAGTAGCTAGCGTAATAATCAATAGACTCCCAATCAATTGCTGGCGCCTCTCCAAAGTAGAACTTGTTCTCTCCTGGAAATATGATTGGCCAAATAGATCCCGGTTCAATCAAATCGACCAAAGGACGGAAAATTCCTCCACGTTCCAAGACTAGCGATTTATTTGAAAACTCACTGGAGAAATGTAGAATATCACCAATAAGAAAGCTTTCTAATACTCTAAATCGCCAATCGTATTCATCAACATCGTCACTATCTCTAATAGTAAACGATGACGAATTAGCTTTAAAGATGATCTTCGTAGTGAAACCATGTGGCGATGTCGAAAGAGTATCGGAGATATTAACATTGGGATACTCTAATGCAGCAATACCAATAACATCCTCAGGACGCAATGTAGCTGGGATAACAGACCTGAACATAGGATCATCACAACGAATAGTGATCTGAACCTCAGGCTCCTTGTTGAAATATCCCACTTCGAACTTAACGATAAAACCTTGAATCTTAGCTACCTGAGTGGCATTAGCATTAAAATGAAGGGTGACAATACCCGTCCTATTACCTGAAATCATTCTGTACAGTTCGTCTCTAACATCAGAAAACGATTCACCAAGCATATGATTAGGTCTAAGCACAATACGCATTACAATGTCTCTAGATCGCAAGCCGAAGTTATAGAACCGATTCTTTGAGACGGTACCAAAGCCATAGAATCTTGGTGTGATCTCTTCGGCATCCAAACCCATAATAGCTCGAATTAAGTATTTAGTCTTAATGGTTTTATCTCCGAGACTGAAGTTGACGGGTTCAGTAGAGTTGGGCGCGTACATTGCTATGTTAGTGGTTCTCATACGATGCTCAACTCCTCCTTGGCCAAGACGATCTGGTTACGGGTCTGCTTGTAAATATCCGTAGCAGAAAGCTGAGTAGGTGAATTAACGTTCTGGATGAATGTAACTCCCTTTGGCGCTTCTGTAGTAGTCATAGGATCTGTAACGGGAGTAGATGTACCTGCAATTGCGTTAGCCTGAGAATATGAGAACGCTGGGTTAAGGCCATTACCTTGTTGAATATAGCTATCAATCTTACTAGCTCCTGCTTGAATTTGTGTGAGGTCAAGGACTGGAGTAATGACAGGAACCACTTCGCTGATAGTGTCAAGACTGGAAGATATAGCGGCTACAGCATCGTTGACACTGTTGACTAGCGCCTCAGTAGGATTGAGATTGTTCATCCATCGCTCAACAGTCTTCCATTCATCTTCCATACCAATACGCAAGCCCATCATGATGAACTCACCATACTGCTTAGTAACCCTTGACGGAGAGAAGATGCCAAACGGATTAGTGATCATATTCTTAAGATCGTTCATCTTATCGCCGATCCAGCTTGAAACACCACCCCAAGCATTCTTCATACCATTCAACAAACCCTGAATAATTTGACTACCAATATTAAGCAACATACTAAGAGGATTTGGAATGGCACGTGTAATTTTACCAGGAATATCCTTAATCCAAGTGATAAGAGAATCCCATCTATCCTTAATACCATCATAAAGACCTCTAATAATATCCCAACCCTTACTCCAAAGAGTACTAACTACGTTACCGACCCACCCAATGATCTTTCCAGCTAGAGTAGTGAAGAAAGTTGTGACTTCACCAATCTTGCCCTTGACGCCATTGAATAGACCAGAAATAAAGTCAGTTCCCTTTTGCCAGAGAGTACTAACTACATTGCCAACCCATCCAAGAACAGTACGTCCAAGATTCATAAACCATTCACCGACTGGACCAGTTGCCTCCATTACACCATTGAAGAAGCCGGTGAAGAACGCAACACCAACACCGACCATCAATGTGGCTGCAACTCTACCTACACCTTCAGCTACGCTTGTAAGAATTTCGATGTAGAGATTGACAAGCGACTCAACGATGCGAGGTACCTCTTGTGCAAATGCATCCAAGAAACCAACAATGATCTCCCCAACAAGAATAACAACATCGTCGATATTATCTCGGATGCCCGTCAGAAGAGTTGTAATAATGAATAGACCAGTCTCGATAAGTTGGTCGGCATAAGTACGAATGGTCTCAAAGATTCCTTCAACCAACTCGATCACAACATCAATGACCTGCGGAATTAGCTTTCGGAGGCCCTCAATGATATGCCCAAGAATCACCACTAGTTGCTCAGCGATTACAGGCGCTGCGTCCGCCAAAGTCTGAAGGAACTCAAGTACTCCCTCAGCGATTCCTCTACCAAGAGCCGATAGAGATCGTCCAATAGCATGCAGAGATTTCTCAAGCGATTCAGCTCCTGCGGATCCAGCCTTAGCTAGACTTTCGAATGCCTTGGCTACTTGAGCAGCACCAAATCCAAATAACGCGAAGCCAGCGCCTATGATAACCAATGCCGCACCGAGAGCCAACATAGCCGGAATAGCTGGTTGGATAAGGAATGCCGCAACAGCGAGAGTTGCTAGTACAGCTGCGATGGCGATAAGACCATGCACCAGTTCTCCCCAACTGATTCCGGCCATTTCCTTGAGCACCTTGGCCAATATAGCAAGAGATATAGACACAATACCGATGGCAATGGCTCCTGCGATTGCGCCGCTCATTGCGGTACAAGCCACTGCAAGAATAAGCAAGGATCCAGCTAGTGCAGTTAGCCCTCTACCAATCTCCTCCCAGCTCATACTGGCCATGATCTTCAGAGCACCAGCTAGAATAGTGATGCCGATGGCCATGAGAATAAGACCGGGGCCTACGAGAAGAATAATTGGGGACATGATTTGCATTGCCCCAGCAATAATAAGGAGGCCACCAGCTAGTGCAGCCATACCCTTACCGATTTCCTCCCAAGACATCGTAGCGAAAATCAAGAGAGCTCCTGCAAGAATATTAACGCCGATGGCTAGAAGGAGTAGACCTGCACCAAGTAAAGGAGCTGTAGCAGGCATGAGTTGCATTGCACCGGCCACAATAAGAAGAGCTCCGGCGAGGCCGACCATGCCCTTGGCCATCTCGCCCCAATCCATTGTGGCAAATATCTTTACTGCTCCGGCAAGAATAGATAAACCTGTCGCTAGAAGAATCATTCCAGCACCAGCAAGAATTAGACTACCTGCGCTACCAGACAGCAACTTAGAAGCTCCAACCATTACACCCATGAGAACGATGATGGCGCCTAGGCCCTTACCAAGCTCATCCCAATCAAGATTGCCAAGAATTGCAGCTGCTCCAGCAAGAATAAGAATGGCAGTTGCTAGAACCGTCATGCCAGTAGCAATAAGAACGAATGAGCCTGCTCCCTTAGGACCAGCACTGATTTTAGTGATAATAGCAAATGCAGCCATTAGTTGAGCAAACCCAACGGCCATTGCAGTCAATGCCTTAGTCAAAGCTTCTGAATCAATCAACGACAATGCAACAACAGAAGCAGTAATAACAGCAATAGCTCCAGCGATCTTCAGTAGAGCATTCGCCTTGATATCTGTTTGCATCGCCTTGAGTACGCCAGTAAGTTGCTCAAAGCTTTGACCGATTTTATCTAGGAATCCGCCACCGAGATCGAAATTGATTCCAGAATTAAGGAACTTAGCCAATATACCTGCGATACCACCAAGCAGAGCGACATTCAAAACGTCCAGAACAGCTTCGAAGTCTCCTTCTTCAGCAGCGTCTGCCATTTTGCCGCCGAGCTCTCTGAACCAATCAGCAATAGCATCCCAGATCTTATCTAGGACGTCCTTGATCTTGATTAGAACATCTTGCACCGGCTTCCAGAGCTCACCAACCTTCTGGAATCGATCCTTCAACGTATCGAAACGGTCGCCAAGTCGTCCGAAAGCATTACCAAGATTGTCAGGGAAATTGGTATCCACTCCAGTAAAGAGACCGACAATCGCGTCCTTGACCTGGATCAAGAAACCAATAAGAACTTCTGCTCCATCACGAAGATCCATGAAGAATCTTGTGATTCCCTTACCCTCGACCAACGCGTCGTTTAATTCGATGAAGAAATCGCCAATCTTAGCCGCAAAAGCAAGAAACTTTCCACTTCCAGCACCAGTAAGACTGCCGATTAGTTCACCAATGAAATCGATACCTTCTTTAAGAATCGTCCAACCGATCTCAAGGATTCCGAAGAACCCCTTGAAAATACGCTTGAGCTTATCCACTGTGGCCCAGCTAGGCTCGAGCCTCTCCATTAGAATACTAAAAGCTCGTGTGAGATTGTACAAACGCTCTGCTGTCAAAGGCGGGAAAATATCTTTGAAAGCGTCCTTAATAGGCTTAATGATCTTTCCTAGATTCTTGATTCCATCAGTTAAACCCTTAATGAGAAGATCTCTTCCACCAATATCTTTCCAACCTTGTAGCAACTCGTTTCTAGCCGTAGCCGACTTAGTGATCATTGCACCAATAGCATCAGAGATACCACTGAATAGTACGGTAGCTTCCTCAAAGTTACCGAACACGATCTTGAATGACTCTGACCATCCAGAACCAAGTGCTTCCTTTGTCGTCTGGATAAGCTGAGTAAGTGTTCTAACCTTAGTTGCCGCTTCAACACCAGTCTTACCCAGTTCAATGATCTCGGCTGCTTGCTCCTTTGTATAACCAATAGCTAGGAGCTGAGCTTCGGTCATTTCTCCAGTAAAGCCCTGAAGAGTTGTGGTAAGAACTTCAGCAGTCAGCCAGTTGTCTTCGAGAGACGCCCTGAATGACTTTCCGCCCTTTGTCCACTCTTCGAATGTCTGGTCGATAGGAACGTCAGCAATCGTGCCTAGAGTCTTACCAGTTTCGAACAAAGCCTTCTGGAAGACTTCACCACCCATACCTGCATTAACAACCGAGTTCCAGTCGATCAACCGCAGTGTACCAGTCGATACTGCCTGAGACAGCTGATACATTGCGTTTGAAGCTTGCTCTGCACTAGAGCCAGAGATAGCAGCAAGGTTTGAAATGCCCTTGATAGACTGAACTGATGTTTCTAGATCAACACCGGCGGCGGTGAACGTACCGATGTTTCTCGTCATCTGACCGAAATTGTAAATGGTCTTATCAGCATATTCATTCAGTTGTCTAAGAGCATCATTAACTTGACCGAGATTAGTGCCATCCGCCTTGGTGTTGGATAGAATGGTCTGAATGGATGTCATGTTCTGTTCATATTCTCTGAAACCAGAGATAATTTGATCCAAGCTCAAAGACTTAGCTAGTTGAATACCAGTACTAATAGCTCTATTAGTAATATTAGCTAGAGCCGTAATAGCAATGGTACTAAGAGCAAGAAACTTAGCACTAGCGCCCTCAATAACGGCGCCCATATTACCAAGATTGAATTTGTTAGCTGCAGAAGATACATCAGCTAATCCAGTTTTAGCTCCATCAAACTTAAGAGATTTTTCCAGTTTAGCGAGGCTGGCAATGGTAGTGTTCAGCTTCCTCTCAAATTGAGCATTATCAAATTCCATCCGTACAATTCGATCGTCAACACTAGGCATCTGTCACCTGCCTCCAAATATCAGCTACAGCTCGGTCAAAGAGAGGACGAAGGGCGGGATTAATATAATCTCTACCCATAACATAACCACCAGTTCCAGTGCCATGCCCATATTGAAGAATAACAGCGACATTAACACTACCTTCTCTATCAGTATTGAACCAACTGATAGAGTGAACGCCATTCGTATGCCCTACTTGATATCCCCAGGATGAAGCAGCTCTACCAGTTTCTACTGGTGTAGCGCTAGAAAGAAGATCTACTCCTTGACGTCCATAACGATCAAGATCTTTAAATGCTTTTCCACTCTTCATGAATTTAAGAAATTTATCAGTATTGTTTGTATTACCTGTAGATATTACTTGGATCATGGCTGGTCCTTACGGTGGAGTGAGCACCCAATCCCTGATCATCTTGACAAGCTGATTTGCTGGAGGAAGATATGCGTCTTGAAGATCGGTTCCATAAAGTACTTCTTTAATTTTGGACATAACCTCCGGAGCAATTTTGCGACTATCAAATATAAGATGCGCTGTGGGACGATAGTTTTCAATTTCTTCTGGAACTGCGGAAACAGTCCATTGAAATTCATGTGGCACTGGTTCAAGTGCCATTGTTTGATAAGATTTAGTTGAAACAAGCGCTGTTAAATTATAAATCACATGAGTTTGGTAATTTGCTTCCAAACCATTAAGATCGTCGCCAACTTGCGTTTGATAACACAATCCGAAACGTTCATATGGCTGTCCAGTTACCATCAAACCATAATCAGTTTCAATAACTCCTTCGTATGGAAGAAACTCATCAGGATAGGTGAAGGCTTTCAATGTAGCTGAGAAATTACCCAATGTCACAATGTCATTAATCTTTACTCCATCAAAAATAACGCCTTCAACTTCAGTATCCACATTCTCATCAATGGAAATTAGACCATTCCAAGCAACACCAGCACCTACAAAATCATAAAAGACGCCTTTACTAACACCAGTTTCAAAGATACGTTCACCAATACCATCCCAAGTAAGCGTAGCCATTTAACCTCCAATCAACCTCGAGTATTTAGTTCTGCTCTACGTTGTGCATTCAATTCACGATTTCGCATCGCGATCTCGCTCTTCCCCATCTTCTTAGGTTTAGCATTCTTAATGTTACAAATGCGAACCAAAGCAAATAATCTATTAAGATGCCACGATTCGCATTCAAATGGAATGTTAAATGCTACCATCCAATAGTAGATGAGTTCGGAGGTAATTATTTCACCTCTGGCTTTTTGATCAGGAAGTTTACCAAACGTAGTCGCAGATTCTTTTGACTCGATATAAGCATTAATTTGATCAATGTTTCCTTGCGAAAGTCTACTTATAACATCTTCTGGGAAATCTTCGGTGAGAATCATACACCTTATGTAATGGAGAATTTCTTCTGTACTTTTAGTAACATTACTCAAGAAAGGCTTTTGGTGTTTTGACTCCCATTTTGACAGGGAGACTAGAGAGTGCTCTAATCGTAACTCAACGTCTCCAACAGTTTCAAAAGTCTCTGTCTCTTCGTTGTAGTATTCAGTACCTTCGAGGATGATTTTGAGCATTCTCTAGTCTCCTACTATTACTAAGACTCCTGGGACGGTGATACCATAGAAGACGAACCACCAGAAGATTGTCCACGAGCCGTTGTAACAACACCACTAAACATTGCAATAACTTCATCTGGTGTAGGAAGCATTGGCTCAGTAGCCGCTTCGCCATAAAGAGCAGTTTCGAGTGCAAGAAGATCTGCCGCATCAACAATGCCCGAATCAACCACAATCAGTGAAGTTGGGTTGAATCCAGTCACAGGCACTGGGGTAGTAGTAATCTCCCAGCTGAATGTGATAGCCTCTGGGGAATCATTGATAGTGTTATAGGCCTTCTCAGACGGACTGGCAATACAACCATAAACGAGATGCAGCTTATAGCCATACGAGTCACCCTCGAGGTCATTACCCACTCGAGTGCGATAGGAAAGCCCGAAGAGCTTCCTAGGCTGTTGACCAACAAAGACGCCAGGCTCAGGAACACCAAGCCCATCGAACTGAGCCCATTCCTCAGGGTAAGTGAACGCCTCGAGCGTCCCACCAAACTCTTCTGCAGAAATGAGGTTCAGGTACTTAATGTTGTCGGCATACTGAGCAGTGGCTTCAGCTCCAGTCGGTGACTCAGTAACACTAACAAGACCATTCCAAGCAACGCCCGTGGTATAAACACCAGACGCATCTGGAACATAAAGCACTCCATGATCGATACCAGTTTCGTAGTAACGATCGCCGATCTGATCCCAAACAAGTACAGCCATCGGTTCTTCTCCTTAGAAGAAAAGTTTGTAAACATCGTGATTGAGGTTGTCAGCTGTATAAAAACGATCAAATACGCATAGAGGTAATGCTGCCACCTTGTCTGGAACATCGCTATCGGGATTCCGATCTATGATCGTTACCTGATATCGTTTTGTACGTTTGTATGGTTTATCATCAGCATGATTAGTTAATAGATAATCTCGTTGATAAACAATACAAGGATATTCCATTTGTAATGTTGGTGGCGGTTGAAAATAAACGTGTTCTGTTCCTAAAATCTCGATCAACAGAGCTTGGAGCTCAAGGCGTTGGGCCATTGTAAACGCTCCCTAGATGAAGAATCAGACGAGGACTCCGAACCTCAACGTTTGTGACAGTCCAAAGAGTCCCCGCCCAATTCACGTACTTGATCTTAAAGAAATGTTTGATGGCATAGTCATCAGCAACGATGCTAATAGAATTACCAACAGTTAAATCGTCATTGAGACCTTCTCCAGATTCGGTCTTTCGTGTGTTACGAATAACATCACCATAATAATTTGTTTCAGTAATAACATCTTCCCATACACCAGAACCTTCTGGAGTTTCTACGGAATCAGCATAGCCTACTTCTCCGTGGAATCTTGCCATCATGACTCCTTATCAGCTAATCAGAAGAGGGCCTCTTAGGAGGAGTCTTGGCTTCACTTGTCACTACGGCAGCATCAGGAAGCGAACCATGGACGGGAGGATCACTCTGACGCTCATTCGGCGGCTCAGGCACGATAATATGCACGGTGCCAGCAGGCGGAGGAACGAACGTCCCCTGCTTGACACAGATCGCTGACTTGAGCTTGACCAAAGCACCAGACACACGAGTCTCGATGAGATACTTGTATTGGTTGTAGTCAATGTCGAAATCATCGAAAAGGCTGACTGCCCCACCCTTGTCTGAACCGATGACATAGTCGTTCATGTTCACGAGAATCGCCAACGGCTGTCCAGCCGCAGGATCGAAGACGTCAACAGGAACAACCGATGAAACGCGAATTTCCTGAGCAAACTGCTCGAGAGAAGTATAGATACGACGCCCAAGTGTATCCTTCAGGAGCATGACCTGTGCGATCAGCGTTTCGCTAGTGTACAGCGTGGGCATTCCACTACCACGATACTGTGCCCGCCACATGATGATAGCGTCAACGAAGTCTGAAATATCACCACCTGCGAGATCACACAGAACCTGAATGGTGAAGAGAGGATCATCCTTGGCGATTGGACGAATGCGATCTTCCAGGATCTTATCAGGATCCGGAACAGTACGACCATCTCCAAGAAGAATTGCTCGAGCCAATTCCTCGTCGAGCATCAGACGCATCTCGCCCTTCATCCAGGCGACGACGTCAAAGTCCGTGATATCAAGAATATCATCACGGTCCAGCTTCTGCTTCTTGTAAATGGTCTGCGGGTTGGTTTCCCGGCGAGCAGTCCCGTAGAACTCTTCCTGCTTCTCCGTGCCCGTAATATAACCCTTCGCACGAGCATCATCATACGTGAGATCAGCCCAGTGAGTCTTCACCCGGCTGAAAGGGCTTTTACGAGCTCCGGAAAGAACCGAATTCACCCATTCCGTACGACGAGTAAAGAATTCAGGAGCCGAGGTAAGCGCTTGAGCCTCAGGAAAGAGTGTATCAATCTGGTTGATACCGTGAGCAAGAGCATACCCTTCGACAGCTGCCTTGAGGGACCCAAGCTTAGTCGCATCAGCGACAATGCCCTGAACATCCGCATGCGAGAGAACTGGCGAAGACTCCTTATCGCCCTTCTCGAAAACGTTACGGGTCATTGTTGAACCTTCCTGATCGGAATTGTTGGAATCATCCTTGATGTTGTCTTGCTCTAGCTCGCCGGCACCGGTAAGAGCCTGGCCAAGCATGAAATGAAGAACCTGCTTCTGCTTATCCGACATCGAATCATAAACATCTTGTACAGTTTCCTCATCATCGTCATTATCATCGTCTTCTTCATCTTCATCGCCATTAGCATGCTCAAGCTCGAGGCCCGAATAGATAATAGCCTCATCATCAAGAGTGTCTTCGCCGCCATCGGAATGACGAATTGTAACGTTTTCGATAAGTGCGCCAGGATTGGCTCCAGAAAGAACCAGGCTCACCTCTCGAATTGCACCGTGAAGAACCTTACCCGCTCGCTCAACGAGCTGATTAGCCCAAATAGAAAGCATCGTAATGTCTTTGTGATCCAAAAGGCCTCTTGCGTGAACTGCCTTAGGTGAATTATTGAAGAAGCCATAGGCATAAACGCCATCATCTCGGCTTTCGAGGAGAGCGTGCCCAAGAACATTTTCTGGATCAGTATGACCATGCTGCCAAACAAGCGGGACCTTTGCCTGGTCTTGATGCTTGAATGCTCCTGGCATGATGGTTCGACCATCAGAACACACCAGGCCAGCCTTAGTTGCATAGCCGCTGAAATCTGGTTCCATTTTGACTGTTCCTTTCAAGAGAACTAGGCCCCGGACTCTTCTGGTTGAGGCATGTTACTGTTCTTCAATTCGTCTGCCTTTGGATCGTCTGCTGGAGGAATTCCCATAAAGCCTCGGATCTCATTTGCTGTTAGGATTTCATTACGAGTGAACTTATCAGCAATCTCAGCAATTTCGTTAACAGGAACAAGCTTAAACGGATCTCTAAAGTACTTGATCCGTTCATCCTTCTGCGTACCATGGGGCCCAAGGAACGCTCTTTGCATTGCTTCGATAATTGCATCTACAATGGGTTCGATTGTACGATTAAAGTAGTTAAGCATAGCTTCTTCGTCGGCCGTACCATTCATAACTTCTTCGGTAAGTCCGAGTTGATTATAAAGCATTGTCGTAAGATACTCGACTTGCTTCAAAAGATTGTTCTCGGCTGGCCTATTAAGCTGAGTGATCTTCTCGGTACCATCAGTATAGGCAATCCCATACTGGCTACCCTTGAGTTGGAACTCAATGTCCTCTCGTCGCTTCTCTGCTTGTTGTCGACGAGCTTCTGACTTAATCACATACGGAAGCTGAATAATGATGTCCAACTTTCCTGAGCTCGATTGTTCATCGACAGCATCAAGAAGCCCCAACTTGCGAATCAATCGCTGAAGAGTTGAGTTCGGTTCATTCATTACTGCATAAAGAGGATTCTCAACAATAGCTACATAGCGCTTTTCGAGAGTAATCTCCTCACGCTGGCCACGATTCTCATTATACACGCTAAGTCGAACGTGTTTTGGATACCAAGTAACAACTTCTCCGACTCGAATGGAAAAGATGTCAAAGATCTCATTCGTTGCTGGATTTCGAGTTGTATCTACAGGAACAACTGCAGCAACACCTTTATCAAATAGTGTCATTGCAATGTCTTGTCTAAACGCTCGAGGTGCCTGATCAATATTAGATTCTAAAGTAAGACATTGATTCAAAGCACTATCCATATCTCCAGAATAACGACCCTTGTCATCCAACTTAACATGTTTAATCAAAATCCCGGCTACATCCACACTAATTCTTGTATAAATAGAGGAGACAATAGAACGTTCGGTATAGAAATGGAGTCTTTGACGGGATGGTGAACTACCGCCGGAATACGACGTTGTTCCGCCATATTCCATTTCCTGAGTATCATCAGTATTACGAAAAGCATTCCAAGCCTTCTTTACTCTATCTAAAATCGGCAAGATTCACCTCCCGTTATCTATTTCGTTTAAGAGCTGGAGCTAAACTTTCGGCTGCTTTACGACGTGCATCAGCCACAGCTGCTCTTCCTCTTAACATCTCCTTTGCATCCGTGTTTATTTGTCGAGAATAATCCGAACCAGTGCTCAAATATTCACGAAGATGAAGTGGTGTTTGACTCCTTTCGTACCATTTCTTAAGATCCTGATTAGCTTCACCATTTAGTCGACTAGTGCTTTTCTTCAATGCTTCAAGAGTAGCTCTTTCAGATTTCCATGTTTTAACCTTAGCTTGCTTTTCAATATTTGCACCAATCTTAAAACCTTGCTCTCTAGTAATCTTTCCCGCATTAAATGCTCTATTCAAACTATCTATTTTAAGACCCTTTTGAGCATCCATAAGTCTCTTAGTTGCATCAACATTAGATTGCATTCTTCGAATATCACCAAGTCTCGTTGCTTGATGCTGATTGATTATGGATTTTACTAAAAGACCACCGACACCAATTACAACAGCCGCTCTAGCAACTTTAAAAGCAGTTTCTTTTCGATCAGCCGATTTTTGTTCTGGTGTTCTAGTATCTGGTTTCTTTCCACCACTAGTTCGTGCCTTACGTCGACCCCATTGCATACCCTTAACGCCATAATGTTCTAAATATGCAAGAACTTCGTCATCATCAACTATCATTCGAACGCCTCCTTGTTAGCTTTGAAAGCGACATATGCGTCCATCAGAGCAGATACATTATCGATTTTTTCATCAGCTCTTTTCTTTAACAACTTACGATTTCCGTTAGTGTCTTCCAAAGTAACGGCGTTCCCCATAGCAAACGACATAAGATCTTGATCGAAAATAAGCTTACGTTCTTCTGCTAAAATCTTCAATTCTCCAAGAGGAACGGATTCAGTTCTTGCGCCTTGAATTACTTTTTCAATTCCAAAAGATCCATTCTCGTTTTCCCATCGAGTAACAAACTCTTTGGCATTATATGGGTCAAAGCCAAGACAACGAACATCATAATCACTCTGTTGAATAAAACCATCAAGATCGTCATAAACTTCCATCATATCAAGAACTGTACCATCTAGAACATGAAGACTTCCTTCTGCAATAAATTCTTCATACTTAACTCGCATAGCTCCAGGAAGTTTCATCAACGTTAAAGAAGTAATGTAACTTCTAGTTTTTACCCCAAATGTATAATTTGGAAGTGGAAAGAGAAAGGTAAAAGCACAGAAGTCATCACCTTGCGAGAGATCTGCTCCAAGAGAGCAAGGCATACCCCAAAATTCTCTGATACGATGCGGAAGTGTTTCTTCGTAAGTAAAGAAGTAAGTATAGCCTTCCATTGGAATTCCAAATCGCTTCGCAAGGGTATCGTTACGAGTTGCAGGAGCTTTCTCAGCTCTTTCAACATCCAAATGATAAACATCATAAGTAACTGTCTTACCTAAATTAGGATTTGCTTTCAACCACATAGCTGGATTATTAACTTCTTCAAGTTCGTCCAATTTGTAATGCCAGATAGAAATGTGAGGAGCTTGGTACTCACCTCTAAGAATCGTAGCGAGTTCCATTTTGATTGTGTCGCCAGAACCATTTCGAACAGTTCCTTCTGAACTAATAGCAACAATCAAATAGTCGTCCATCTTAGAGGCGCCTTGTTCAATAGCTCCAACGACATCTTCTCTAATGTCTCCAGACAACCATTCATCAATTGTAGAGATTTTAGGACGAAGCCCCTGTAGTTTATTGATTGTCATTGGACGTACTTCAAGAAGAGAACCTGTAAGAAAGTTCTCAATACCCTTCTTTGTGGAAGCAAGTTTTACTCTCTGTGCTCTAGAACCAGTAGTATTCTGTAAAGAACCTTCGGTAAGAAACTTAAAAAGAGGCCCTCTTGCTCTGGTAATAGCAGTTCTAAAAGGAGACATTACCTCATCAGCCTGCTTCATTGTAGGAGCAGTTGTGATCTGATGAGTAGTTGCGGTATCTACGTTTAAGAAGTATGCCTGAATACAATTGGCATACATTGACTTTGCAGCGCCTCTGGCTACAATTAGATACTGCTTTGTTGTCAAACGCTTTTTGATAAGTTTTTTAACGTAACGTCCACCAAGTCCATCTTCATTTGGTTGATAAACACTTCTTTCAACAAAGAAGTACCATCCGAAGATTTGTTCCGCCCAAAGTTTGAAAGTATCAAGAAGATGAAGATCGCTTCCATCAGTGAGTGTGAGTTCAAACTCACAATACTTAATGAAACCATGAACTGCCATATCATCATAGTAAATATTAGGATTAGCAATCAAATCATCAATGCGATTCATCTCCATTGAAACTTCTCTATTAACTGGAACTTCTCCTCGCAAGACTGACTCTCGAAACAGTCCATAATAATAAGGAGTTGCAGTATTAGATAAAGTCAATTTGCACCTCCTTACTACTTACCTCGTTTAGTAATTGCGCTCGCTGCTCCAGCTCCGAGTTTTGCTTCTAGTGCCTTCTTAACACCAAACAACACAGCGCCTGTAACAATTGTCGTAGCTACAGTTCTACCAGAATTAGTTAAAATTTCATGTGCAAGCTGGGAACCTCGACTAACATCTTTTCTATTAAGATCATTATATCTTTTTTCAGTCTCCATTCTCTTAATACGCTTATCCAACTCAGCTGAAGTCAGTTTCTTTGGCGATCTATTATATACAGTACGTTCTGTACTTCTTGATCCACGAGCTTTCCGTCGTCCCCATCGCATACCTTTGACTCCATAATGTTCAATAAAGTCCTCTACAGTCTGAGTCATACAGCTTCCTCCTTAGGATATGAGTACGTTGGCGGATGATCTTTCGATAGCTCATACTCAGGAAGCGCATACTCACGGAAAAGATTAAGTCTCCACTCGTATTCCTTGATCTGCTTTTCGGTCGCCTCAATAAGAAACGAAGTGGTAGGCGGATCGAAGAGAGACCGCACCTTCAAATATACATATGTCTTAACTAGATGCAGTTGATCAGGAGGAACATCATAATCCGTCCAGAAAGTAAGATCATCAGTAAGAGAAAATCCACCATCTGGGCCTACACCAAGCTGACTAAGAATGGAGAAAGCGGCATTAATATGAGTAATAACGTCCAAATCAAATGCCGTATAATCTTGGTCCAAACCAAGAATTTTCTTTGTGCTTGTTAGGATGCTTTCTTCCATAATTCACCTTCCTTACTACCAAAGTTTTGTATCGTTCGGAGTACGAGAAATAACAACCTTAGGAAGTAATTTATCGTTACCGAAATGGATTGCGTTATGTGTATTTTGTGTTGTTGTGATCAAATATTCTGGATCAAATACCCAATCTTCACCATGAATTATATCATCAGCATTCATTGGGTTAATATGATGAATAAGTAAACCAACATGAATTTCATACCCAGATATACCTAAATCGCATCCATTATCTCTTACAATAACTTCTTGTCGAGCTCTTTGCCATTCATTTGAATGATAAAATTGCTGATTAATATGACGATCAAACCCAAATGTAGCACTACCAACTTCTCCAGTTAAACGTAAATATTCAAATCTTTCTTCGAAAGTATGAAGTCGTCTAAGCTCAGAATATGATCTAAACCTCGTCATACTCTTCGCCCGAATCCATTTCACGACCTACATAAGACCTCATAGCATTCAAAGCTTCTGCATACAGCTCTTCAACCTTCTTAGCCGATGCTAGCATTTCCACCTTAGAATCAAGTAGAACGTTTTCACGATGTAGACGTTCTTGTTCTAGCTTTTCCCTTGTAGAACCTAGTCTCAAATAATGTGTAATAACTTGCGAAGACGCAGTGCCTTCGGATAACTGCTTTTCAGCCAGATCAATTGCAAGGGAGACCAACTGACTTTCTCTACCTTCATCTGTTGTTGCTGGTGCCCGACTAGGGCGACGCTTCGCAGCCATTTAGCCTCCTTTCAAATTAAGCTACATGTAAATCAAACTCGCCACCAGTCCAATTATGAAGAGTATCACCGGTGGGTAGTGGCCCAAGAAGAATAAGACCAGCCAAGTCCGCCATGTTCAAAGTGCGAAGTGGTGCCTTAAGTGTTTCGTATTGCTTGTACTCTGCTTCGGTACGAACCCAAGAAACTGTATGCCCAAGACCATTAGCGTCCATCATCCCAACGAACTTGGCGTTGGCTCGTTGACTCGCAGGAACTGAGTCATCTCGCTTAATATCAATGCGATATAGCACGTCATCTCCTCCTTGTACGGGTGGTAAACCACCAGCCATTCGACCGGCTACACCATTACGGAAACCATTCATTAGCCATTCAAATGGACCAGTATATGGGAAACCAGGAGTAGAAGTATTACCACCCCACGGATCAATCTTACGACTTGGAGCCCACTCAAAGTGCGCAACAACATCGGTAGCAGGTTGAAGAATATAAGCCTTACACATAGCTGCTACACCAATTTCATAAGACTCAACCATAACTGGAGCCCAATTCTCACCAACACCATTATTTTGAGCTTCAATCCCAATCGATCTGCTGTTTGCTGAATCTAAAGGTACTTGCCCCTTAGATGTATTCCATGGTCCACCCTTACCAGCATGATTAGAAGCACCACCAGCATGAACTCCCCATTGACCTTCTCGGCCAAGAAGACTGTTTGCTACTGGCGCGTCTTGATGCCCTTGAGCGCAATATGACCAATCGTTTTGAAATGATGTACCTGATCCTGAAGCAGTATGATGGACAGTAACCATCATAGGACCTGGCTCATTATAACCACCGGTTGAACGGGAACTGTATTCCCACCCATTCCAAGTTTGAACGTCTAAACCTTCTGCTCTAAGTACTTCGGCGAGATTTGGGAGTCCATCGCCATTCATCCATAGACTACCCATTAGTCCTCCTCATCTACGTCATGTCCTGGAGTATCGTATTGGCGTAAATATGACCACGCAACCCATGCAAGAGTAGCAATAGCAGCCACAGCAAAAGCAAGTAGAATGTCAGTAAAATATTCCAATAATTTAGCATCAGTTTTAACGCTGTCAATAAACATCAATCCATAGCAAACTATTACTAATGCTACAAATACTCCTCCCCATTCTTTACCCTTAGGCGCTGCCATTTTAAAGAGGCGCTTTCTGCCACTCTCGATTCAACTTATCAATAATATGAGCAAACACATACACCATAAGAACACGAACTTCTTCTGATTCGTCTTCAAATCGTGCTGCTCGACTGGAATCTGGGGCAAGCTCATGCCGCTTGCGGTAAAAATATCGAACCAATGCCTGGGGATCCGGCGGCTCGGTGTCTACAAGATCGTCTGGTTCAATATCTCCGAAATCACTCATGTAGGACCCTCACCTTCCATCCATGGCCAATGAGCATTAACTGCTGCGGTCAAAGCGGCATCAGTAATAACATCAGAGTCATGACCTGGAGCGCCGCGGCCAGCTTGAACAGCAGACTCATAAGCAGCCTCAGTATCTACTGCCACTGGATACATCAAAGGCTCTTCATTAACAGTTCCAGCTGATAGATTCCTACCATAAGTACTAGCAGCCTTCATCTCATCGAACAGTAGCTCTCGATGTGCCATTGCCAATACTCTAGCTCGAAGTTCTTGATCACCAGCAGCTCGACTAATAGATGCAGCGCTCATGGTTGTCCTTCCAAATGTGTAACTTGTTGACGTAGATCTCGTACTTCTGAAGCTAAACTCTTAAAGCCTCGCCATAGAATAGCAATCAATCCGCTAAGATCAATACCTGGGCCAAGCTCACTTGGGTCGATTAACTCACGAGCTGCCTCTTCCACTTCTTCAGCTACCATACCAAATCGAAAACGTGGCTCAACTACAGGAGGTTCTCTAACTGCGCCGCCTGGATATGGTGCTGTTGAGCCAGCATTAAACGCCATTTCATGCTGAAGATCTCTATAAAACACTGGTCTAACCCTATCAATGATTTCTCTAGCCCTTCTTCCTGAAAGACGTTCTATATTAGCTTTGAATTTCCTAGTAGAAATAATTGTAAAAGCTGATGCATATGACTTAACATATGCAGTATTATCACCATTTAGATTACCAATATAAACGGTACCATCGCTAAACACCTGAAACCCTGCAGTTACACCAGTTAGATGATTAGCAAAACCGATACCAACTTCTCCTGCTCCACCAATCTTATGAATAGAAAGTGGACGTTCCCAATAAGTACCGCTTAGTGGCTGAGCAGTAATAGTTACCTTTGGTCTCGCGCCAACACCATAAGCATTACCAGGTTGAACGGCGGTTTGACCGTTATAAGCTTCAACATTAACATAACCCGCGCCATTTGACAAAATGTTCAAATTTCCATTACCATAAATATAACCACCATTTGCTACGAAATCATTAGCACTAATCCGTCCACTAGCAGCAACATTAGGCAAGGTTAAACTACCAGCAGAACTAAGATACATTTCAGAAACAGCTCGATCAGTTCCATGAAAGAATCTTAGATATCCATCGGTATCGCTTGTGATGAACCAATCTTGAAGACCAAATTCGACATTCGCATTCGAAACTCTTCTAAATGAAGCTACTTCTTTAGTAATAAATCTACTAGAAAACAATGAAAATTTATCGCCTAGCAATTGTAGAATATAATCATATGGATTTGGATTAACTCCATTCTCTCCATCACCAAAACTAAACGTCAAACGTGGATATGTAACCCCCGTTTTGTCTCTAATAGTAATAGCATCCGCTGTTAAACTGGCAACTTGTGGAACAGAAGACCAAACAGCATCACCATCAACACTTGACGCTTTGACTAGAAGGTTGTAGATCACTCCGCCTGGTGGAAGTCCTGTTCCACCACCGCCAGCAGTACCAGGAACCCACAGTTGAGAAGGCCCATCATATCTTAGAACTTGCCCATCAGCTGCAACTGGAACACTGACATCAGTTAGTGAATTCAAATTTGTTACTGGTGTAACCCACTGAGTGTTGAAATCTGTTCCATCGATTTTCCTAAGAGACTGACCTGTGGCTCCACCTACTGGAACTCCTGGCCCAGGAGGACCCATAGGACCTTCGTCACCATCATCACCAGGAAGACCTTGAATACCGCCTGGACCTTGAGGGCCCATGTTGATGACAGAAACTGATCGGGTCGTTGGGTTGACAACGATCATCTGAACTCGAGAGATCACATTGACTTCGCTCATTCGGTCACCGTCTCTCTGAACTCAACCTCAAGGGGACGATCGAAAACAGGAATTGGTTCTCCAGCGCTAAGTCGCTTAATATCCATGTAGCCTTTTGCCTCTGCAATAGCAGCTGTGATAGCATCATCCAAAGTGAAGATTAGTCGACCATCAGTTCCATCGGTCAAATATCCGATAGTCCATGTAGCAATGAGATCTGAATCCACAGAAGCTTCGGAACGAATCTCGCTAGCCAGAGTTTCTCCGGCAATATCAATGCCCAGATCAACATACAGCGTGTTGGTTCGGTTCTTATGAACGACAACTGTGTTACTCATTCTTTCCCTCCGAGTTCAAAAACATTCTCCCAAAAGTCCCCCCGGGGAAAAAATATGG